GCAGAGTTGTCTGCGCATCAACAAAATCAGCTGATGCCTTAACACCCTCATCAGACATGACCATGCCGTAGTCTTCCGCCATCTTCATCTGTTCTTCGATGGCATCAGTACCGCCGTTAATCAGCGGGGCAAGTTCGGAAGCACCACGGCCGAGCAGTTTGGATGCCAGCGCAGTACGTTCCGCGCCTTCCTCCATGCCCGACAGAGCCTCAATGGTCTTGCCAAACAGTTCTTCTTGCGACATGTTGGCGACTTCTTCCTGGCTGATTCCAAGCTTCTGGAACGCATCAGAGTTGCTCACTGCCGCATTGCTCAACGTCTTCATGACGGGCGCCATACTGTCGATAGAAGTGCCTGCACGATTCAGTACATAGTCCCATTTCTGGAAGCCCTCAGCACTGAATCCAATCTTCTGGCTCATCTTGTCTACATGGTCGCCGTATTTACTTACATCGCTGATTGATTTGCCGAGCGCCACGCCTGCGGTCGCTCCGAACGCTGCTATGCCCGCTCCGGCAATCATCAGTCCGTTTTTCATCTTGTCGCCAAAGCTTGAGCCGAATTTACTTCCGGCTTCCTGTCCGGCTGTATCCGCAGGCCCGCTAAGGACGTTGCTGATAGAATTAGTTATCCCATCTGCTGACGGAACAATCTGCACATATGCCTGTCCCAGTGTAGCCATATTAATTCCTCGTTATTTCTGCCCATCGTGCCTTGAAAGCCTCCGGGCTGTCAAATACTTCGTGTTTGGCATTTGAGGGTGTTGCCTCCACGGCCTTACCCTTGTAGCAGCAGGATGTCATTGACTGCGGATCGCTAGGATCCACGCCTCGAAGCGTGTCGACCATCACCGCCATGAGCATCACATCGTTGCTTACAAGCCGCCCCTCTTGAGCCATCTTTACCCGCGAATCTGCCCCCAGCCCGACCGCAAGCGTTGCCGCAAGCCTCGCAGGAAGCCTATGAATATCAAAAACCCCGTACGTCTCCGCCATATCACAGGTCAGAGCGTCGGGGTAATTTGATAGCATGTCGGCGAGGGCTATTAATTTTTTACTGCGGGAATTGCCCTCTCAATCTCAGAGAGCGCGTTCATCATGGCACTTGTGCGGACCTTTCCGTTTTCGTCGCGGAGGTGTTCCACGAGTGCCTTTTTCTGCTCTGTTCCGAGCATCTTCTCTGCGAGGTCGCCGATAAATATCGGGTTCTTTGCGACCTTCGCGAACAGTTCGACAAGCTCGAAGTCGTCGAAAATATTATCATCCAGCTCGAACTCGAAACCGCTCTCTAATCTGCCTTTGATCATGCTTACTGTCCTCCGATGTATTCATCGATCTTGTTTCCGCCGCCGTCAGGTGTCATAGCGGTGATAGTCAGGTCATAAGCAACCGCGTCGTTGCCTTTATAGACCACGTCGCCGATTTCCGTGATAACGCCCCTGTGGATGACCATTCTCTGAGGGACGCCGCCGCGCATTACCTGATCGATAACGACCATGTGCTCTTCTGTCTCGTCGTCATTAATTCCGACATGGATGCCAGCCGCAAGAGTGCCGCTGACATTATCAGTACCGTGCACGAAGCCCTGAACTTCGGGGTTCATGTATTCGATCAGTTTCAGCTTGACGGTTACGGTCTTCTCATCTTCCGCAATCAGCACTGTTCCACCGCCCCACTCCTTGATGTTGGTCGTGGACTTGGATGTGCTGCGCGTCACGCCGTCGGTAGATACAAAACCGAGATCCTTGAATGTATTCCCGAGTGCCGTCGTTGCGTTCGTGGGGGCAGTTGTGCCGACGGGAGCAGTAAATACCGCGCCTGTTGTTTTCGGCTTGCCTGCCGTTACGTTTGTAGCTGTTCCAGACATGTTAATGCCTCCTTAAAAGTGAAACTCAAACACGGACTGGTAGCGGTAACGCTTTGTCCTTACATCCGTGTGGTTATAGTTCGATGCAAGTCTAACTTCGCTTATATCGTCCAGTTCGAGGATTCCGAACATTACCGCCCGCATTTCCTCATCGAGGCAAGCCGCCTCATAGAGCGAGTTGAGCGAATAAGACTGCACGGCGACAGAACCCGAATCAATATGATCAGTCTGCCCGCCGCCTACCTTTTCGAGCAGTAAAAAACGTTCCGGCATTGTCGGATAATCCTCAGAGGGGACCTCTGGAAGCTCCATAAATACCGGAACGCTCATGTGCTCTGTTAAATAATCAAGTACGATTTTCTCAATCATCGTATAGCCTTCTCCAGCGTGTTGTGGTCGAGGTTGTCCGCCATTGCTTCCTCTGTCGCAGTCCTTACGGATACGTTCGCGCGGTTGATACCGATGTAAACATCGTAGCCGTCGCCCGCTCTCTCTGCGACCTGCGAGGCAAAATCTACAAGCACATCCTGCATTTCTTGGGACTGCATGAGCTCGCGGACACCCGCATCGCTTCGAACGAATTGTAAATTACTACTCATAGCGTTCCACCTGCACATTCTTGCCCCATGCGAGCGGGATAAGTTCCTCTTGCCCGACTGCCGGAGGTCCTATCGTGCGATATTTGCCTGCTGGAAAGTCTGCCGGAAGCTCCACGCGCCTGTCTGACCATGTGTGCAGGTCGCCTTTGGGGATGCCGAGCGTATACGCCACGCGCTTGCCCGTCAAATTAAGCGTATCAACAACTTCTTGCGGAGTAGGCAGACCAATAAGCACATTCTCGACGACCGTCGGGGATTCCGTATAAATCGGACGGTTGAAACCATCGACGCCCGTCTGGGTTTTGTCGTATAAGATTATGTTTCGTCCTGTGAGCCGTCCCATATTTCCATAACTCCATATTTCTGACGCTTAAAGCCGAGCATCTTGCGCTCGTTATTCATGAGCGACATCGCAACACCGCCGCCCGGTATCGCATAGGTGCCTGACCATGAATAGCCTAATCCGCTCTGCGATTCCTGGCTCAACGGGTCACCTGTCTTTGATTGACGCAACGCGCGGCCAACAACATCACATGTGATCATCTTTACCACAGATTCATAAGCTGAATCCGCTCCGATTCTCTCATCGACATCAATTCCGCACTTGCGCCCCTCAACGCGAATAAGATCAGATACGAGCGGAAGTATTGCCTCCGCCCGCACCAAATCATCATCCGTATAACGTGCGCCCGTAAACGCTTCGAGCTCGGCAAGCGTTACAAAAGCCGCGCCCATTTAAGCGCTCCTTATGCGTGTGTTCTTGTGATCTTCTGGAACACGCTTGTGTCAGCACGGAAGCCGACTTCGATCTCAGCACGGATAGCAAACATGTTATTCTGCCACAGGGAGATCATTGCATTGCTTGCGCCGATCGGCAGAGAAGCCTGATTACTCATGTCGATCTTGATGCCTTCGACAGTGCCATAAAGGGCCTGTGTCCAGTCGCCCGCAAAACCGATAACATCAGGAGTAGCGCCGGAACCGGAAGTGCCATCTTTGTAAGCCGCTTTTGCATAATGAGCAGGGGCTCCGATCAGTCTCGGAACGACACCGTCTGCGACACTGTTAACGAACAGAGGTCTGCCGGTAGAATCTACCGCGCCGAGCAGTTCACCCTTCGCCTGAGGAGACAGCGCAAAGCCGTTCAGGATGCCGCCTGCACTTGCGATCGCAGTGTCAGCAGCAACCAGTGCTTTGTACACGCTGTTACCGGTACCGGAAATGCTCTGAGCAGTAACGGATGCGAATGTATCGAAATTGGATCCGGGAGCAGTGCCGTGGAAAACAGTCGCGTCAAACTTAGCCGCAAGAGCAAGAGGGAGACGCGCAACAAGCGCATCGTACAGAGCGCCCATGTCCCTTGCGAACTCATCAGAGAACGGAACGATGACGGCCAGTTTATATGCCTGCATAATCTTTGTAGAAAGTCCGGGATTGCTGACAGGCTTTGCGGCGGTTTCATCTACCCAGTTTGCTTCAGGGTCGGAAGTGATCACCGGAATGGTAAGGCCGCGTCCGGGGAGCTGGATCTGTCTCGCAAGACTCATAACTGCGGACTGTTCCTGTGTTTTCTGCATAATCTCTGCAGAGATATCAGTGGGAAGTGTGATATTAGTTCTGTTTGTAGAAATTCCAGACATGATAGTCCTCCTTAATTAATTGTTAAAAGCCGATGCCGCCCAGCTTGCGAACTGATCGCGAGTTGTTCCACCGTCAGTGCCTTCCGGATTACCAATCGGTGTGGGCTTATTCTGTGCTTTAGCCCAACCCTGATATCGTTCGACAACCTTCTTGGCATCTTCTTTCCACTCTGTTTCATTTGTACCGATAAGGCGCTCGGCTTCTTCCATTGGCAGGCCCATTCCAATGACGATTCTCGTTTTAGCCAGGTCGTTCCTGTATTTCTCGCCCTTGGCGATCTCCGCATCTTTGTCAGCAATGATCTTCTCTTTGTCTGCTGCTGCTGTCTGCAGTTTGCCAATCTGATCATTAAGGTCTTTTGTTAATGCCTCGATTTCTTCCGGGCTCTTCCAGCCTTTTTTTTTGTAATCAGCTTCAAACTGCTTGGCGTATGACTTACGGTCTCTTTCAAGCCGCGCCGTGATGATTGAATCTAATTGTTCCTGCGTCTCGATAACTTTGAATTCGGCCATTTTTGTTTCCTTTCCCTTTAACCGGTGGTATCCGTAAATGAGTATTAAAAAAGCACCTCCGAAGAGATGCCTTAATAACTGATATGTTGTTTTACTTTTTCTGCCTTAGTTTCCGAGCAAATCCATGTTGCAAGGATCATACTGTCGAGCAGTGCGATGTCAGCGCCGTCTTTCATGGATTTATACCCGAGGCCGCCATTCGCTCCAATTTTGCGCCGCTCGCAGTTTGTAACGACCTGAGTAACTGCCGACTGCTTCATGTGTTGGAATGTGCCGTTTTCCATCGCCATATCAAAGACTGAGTTAGCCTTTATAATCTGCGAAACGGTAGTAGTCTCAACATGCTTTATCCGCTCATTTTTCAGCGCGTCCATCAGCACATCAACGCCGTTCTTGCCATCCACTACTGCCTTGCGGTAGTCAGCTCTGGCAAGGAAATCAACGATCCAGCGCACGCCACTTCGAATCGGTTTGCACCCGACGACTTCCGAGAAGATTTTTCCGTCGTCAGTCTTAACCGCAACAGCGAGCGCGGCATTTTCGCCATCGATTCCGAACTTGATTCCGACAAATAACTGTCCTGTCAGCTTCGGGAGCTTATCGACTTGAAGGGCTTCCCATTCATTTCGACTAATTGCGGACCGCTGATTGTATTTGATCCATAAGCCGAGTCTTTGAATATTAAAGTCTGTCGTATCGTCGCCGATTTCCGAACGTACTTTGCGCTCGTTAAGGTGGTAGCCCATCGAAGGGTTTGTCTCGTACCACAGATCCACATCATTGACGTCTGACATGCTCGGAACTGACC